GTCAGCCAATTCCTACCTACTTTATCAGTTTGGTTGGAAGAATTTCTTCAATGATCTTCGTAACGTTTTTGTTCAATTCCCTAATGCTATTGCAAGAAGGAATAAACAGTTACAGGATTTGAAGAAATACGGAAGTAAAGTTAAAGTAGCGAAGCTCGGATCTGACTCAGCTAGTTTTATTGACAAACATTTGTCTGTCACTACTACTGGTGGTCTTGATATCTATGTTGATCATAGTATCACAACTACTGTTGACTTATGGGGATTCGCCAGATGGCGACTTTCCGATTTTGGCAACATGTGGTTGGACTCCGATTCAGCTATCGTCGAAGAAGCAAAACGGTCACTCCTTGGTCTTGATAACCCCGTAAAATCTTTTTACGATGCGTTACCTTGGACCTGGTTAATTGACTGGTTTGTTAACCTTGGCGATATTCTCGAAAGACAAGGCAATGCCCTCTTTCTCGAACCTGGAGAGGTCTGTCTATGTAGATCTACTCGTACTGAGTTGAAAACTACTTGGACTAACGATTCCAGACTGAAGCCTCTTTCTGGCGTATTGTATACGAAAGAAAGGACTCTTCGACCTAGTTCCACCCTCACTGCCCACATACCTATGCTTGATGCAGGGTCTGTGGGTATTCTCAGCTCCTTAATCATACAGCGTCATAGGGGCTAAACACCCCTAGTATGGTAAGGAATAACTTATGTTTGACAGTCTCACTTTCATGTTCGGTTCGGACACTTATGTCCTCCCGAAGATCAATCAGGACAAATATTCCGGTGAATTCTATTTCCGGAATGATGGCCTGGACATCACGGCAACTATCCGCCATACAACCCGAATCGATAAGACTCGTGGTGGTATCAAGGTTGAGCGCCATGCTGTTGATCTCACCGTCAAGGTTTTCGCTACTGTTTCCGGGCAACCGGATACAATTCGAAAGCAATACTTTGTTTTCGAAAACGATTACCGTGATGGTGTCTTGAACACCACTGATTGCGTTCTCGCATTGAAGGGCTGGTTTACCAGCACGACAGTGGGAAATCTCCTTCAGTGGGCAAGTTGACAACTTGCTGACCTGCTTAATCAACAGGTAGTAAGACTGGCCGGATAGTATTGGAAATACTATGAAAAGCCAGCTCAACGAACATATGTTACAGGTAGTAACTTCAATCCTTTCGGATTGTAAGTTAGCATACCCCGAAGAGTGTGAAGAGTTTGATAGAGATATCAAACGAATCGCCCTTTTATATCAAAGTAGGGGAATTGGTCTTTTTATAGACCTGTTCCCTCAGTTAGATAAGGCCCTTTTAATTGGCCTTTCTACCTCACGACTCCCTGATAACTTTCCTCTATCCAAAAGGAGAAGTTTATCAGCCAGACTGCCCAGATTTCTCTGGGGACTCTGGTCTCGTGTCTTTGATACTCGAACGGCGGTGCTTCTCGATAGTGTCGACATCAATGCTGTGTTGTTCATCAGGCAAATTGCCTGCGTCTTCAAAGCTATTGAGCTTCCCTGTAACATTCCAACTCTTAAGGAGTATTCGAATGTTTATGGAAAAGTTGACTCGTCTCTTCCGTCCCCATCACTTGATTGGGATTCTCCGAGACGTTTTTCTGACTCCACTGTCGCTAGTCTTAGCTTCGGTGATGATAATCTGGTTACTTCTGATCGCGACCTTTTCATGGGTCATGATTCAGCAGTTTCTAGGTCTCATAATAATGATTATTCGTCATTATTAGAATCAGTATTGCTATCGAACTTCCAGAAAGAATGTGACGAAGTTCTTAACGAATTCCGTGACAATTTCTTGTTTAATCCTATTTCCTGGAATTGTTATTCTAGGAATGTTTTAAACCTTCCTTCTGGTTTCAAGCACGGTCCTGGTGCAACCGCAACTAGTGGTAGATATACTGATAAGTATACTTTCCCTAATTGGCCCGTTAGGTTGAGATCTGGTTTTCCTGCAATCTTTGGAAGGATTGCAGATCCAGAATTGGACAGTAATTCCTACAATCATGAAAATGCTAGTAGGTTAATTGCTGTACCGAAGGTACGTTCTAAGCCTAGGCTTATTGCTGCAGAACCTGTTGAGAATCAGTATTGTCAACAGATGATGCTTTCGTACCTCTCTTTTTCAATTGAGAACTCTGTCCTCTCCAAGAATATATCTTTGAAGAATCAGATTCCTTCTCAGTTGATGGCCCAACGTGGTTCCCTTGACGGTAGTTTGGCCACTATAGATTTATCATCTGCTAGTGACAGACTATCGTGTCATACTGTAGAGCGTGCATTTCGTTCATATCCTGAACTATTGCATTACCTACATGCATGTCGTACATCGTATGTTAAAAATACGATCGTACCAGGTGAAGTTTCCTTTCTTCGTCTGAAGAAATTTGCTTCACAGGGGGCTGCAGTTACATTCCCTGTCCAATCTATCATCTTCTGCCTAGCTGCACGTTCTATTGGACGTTTAGCTATGTTCGATTATGATGATTTTACGAGGAATGTTAGGACCTTTGGTGATGATATTATCATCCCAAATGCCGGGTATGTTTTCCTTGTCAAACTCCTTGAACGACTTCACCTCCAAGTGAATCTTGAGAAGAGCTTCCATACTGGAAACTTCCGTGAATCATGCGGTGGTGATTTCTTTAAGGGTCACGATGTGACCCCTATCAAGATACGTAGACTTGGAACTACCGATCCTGATCTGAGGTGTTCACTTGTTGATTCGAGTAACAATTTCTTTCGAAATGGTTTTTGGATCACAGGTGATATGCTGAGAAAATTCTTGCCTGGTAACTATTTAAAACTGTTGCCAGTCATAGAACTCGGATCGGGACCACACGGTTTTGAATGTTTTAGTGGTCATAATTATCACCATCTACGACGTAGATGGAATTATGGCACTTCCACACTTCAATATAAACGTATTATACCTAAGGGCATAATGCGCTTTAAAGACCGTAGTGGGACTAGTAGGCTACGGATGTTTCTTTTGGAACCTCCGGTCAATGCAATTAACTACTGCACTGATTTACCTACTGGGCCCGGTTCTAGTGATAGAGCCGGGTGGGAGACTTTACCACATAAGTGGCAAGGTATCTTCAGTTAGTTACTGAAGAAGGG